GTAGAGTATATAAAGGAGAAGGAACTATTCAGTTTATTTGTTATTATCCTTATGCTAGGTCTGTCCATAAATATCTTAACGAATATCTTGAATCTGTTTATGCTAATCGAGATGAGTGGGCGGCTGCGAGTGGGTTATTAGCCTCTAAGGGGCAATATGATGGAACAGGTACTACTATTAAGCTTTATAACCCTGGGGATCTAGAAACGGATTTTATGGGATATTACGCGATCTCAGAAGAAGGATGCCCCCTTACTCAAATCAATCTTCAGAAAGATAATTCTACTATAGCACAATTAAACTTTTCTACAATGACTAGAAAAAATAGCAACGATGTTTTTATTCGAATTAATTCAAAAACTAATTTAATAGAAGGCTGCGACAGCAACTATGAGCCAACTGGAAGTTTATATAACGAATTTATAGTTTCTGGAGACTTCTTTAAAATTCCACTAATAAGCCTTACAGATAATTATAATTATGGCTCAGTGGGCGCGGGATGCACACAAATTAAATACGATTATCTATACTATTAAGGAGGTAAGCGATGGCAAGAGATAAATATGAAATCTCTTTGTGGGAAGACTATTTAGTTGATGAAACCACAGTAGATGATGTTGTTATTCCTCAGCATTACGAAGAGCGAAAAATTGCCGTTATTGGATCAGATAGCATTACCGCAAGCTGTCGCGCAATTGAACCAAGGCTAGTAGAAAATATTAATGGTACAAATACTTTTACATTCAAAATGTTTTATGTTTGTAAAAATGATACCATTGAAGATTTAATATACCAGTTTCAAACTAGCCAGGGTGAAGATTTATCAGATTCAAATTCCTTACAGTTAATATGGAGGAATCTTGTTTTTAATAATGATACTTATCAGAATCCTTTTTTAAATTTGCTAGTAAATGAAAGAAAAGTAAAAGTAAAGTGGAAAGGTAAATGGTACGATTTAGTAATAAAGAATTGCCAAGAGGATTCTAGCGGGAAATCGATTATTTACACTTGTAAAGATTTATATATAAATGAATTATCAAAAACTGGCTTTGAATTAGTTTTAGATACGGAGTTAGGGAATAACCAAGGTACGGTTACAGAATTAGCGCAAACGGTCTTAGAAGATACAGATTGGCAACTTAATGCTGTTAACGACATTGTACAGCAGAAAAAAGAAGAGCCAGTATATGAAGCTACTCTTCTAAGAGACATTGTAGTCGATAATGAAACTACATCAACTCCAAGTGAAACAATTCCATCGGGAGAGAAGGTTTTATTCTTCTATGAACAAATCCAGTCTATTTTAAATGATAGTAATACCTCTGGAAGCGGCTACCTGCAATTAGCTTATTCTGATAATTTTAAAACCGACACAAATAGCCAGCTAGTAATTAATAGTAACTGTTATAGCTTTTCAACTGTACAGTGGAGGAAAAGTACGTATGATGGTGTTGCTTGTATCGAGGTAGGACCTAGTTCAGGAGTTTATTGTAGGATATTCTATCTTGCTGGAGTCTCTAATGATTATAGGGCGTCCCGCCTTGTAAGAAGTCAAAAATGCGTATTAGATCCTTTAACTAAGAAGTATTGCTATGTTTACAAAGCTACTGCTGATGGAACAGGCACATATAGCGGATTAATCTCTAATGGGGATGAAATCTACGCATATAGGTCAACGGAGTATAAAGATCCTACCTTTGTAAATAATATTGTAGTTAATTCAAAAGACTTTACAAGTACGGAAGGATGGATTGGAGAAAATTTAACATTCCAGTTATATCCAAAATATGAGACCACTTCGGATATAACTACTTACAGTGCTTTTTCTTATTTACACTTAATTGGCGCGCAGAACTTCTTTAATAACGGGATTCGACAGCTTTCAAATTTCCTTCCTAATGGCTTTTCAATTGGAGAAAAATTTATATTTAGGATTAAGGCTAGAGGAAATAGTGGAAGTTCTCCAAGCAGTTCTTATGTTACAAATTACAATGTTACTCCTAAAATTTGTCAGTATACAGACAGTTCGAGCGGACGCGCGCCAGTAAGTGGAACCGATTATTTTACTTCCTCTGCAAAGACTATAAACGGCCAATGGGTTGAATATACGTTAACTTGTACTAAAACTGCTACTAGAGCAGATATTTACAATAACAGAATAGGCTTATTTATCGTAAGTGGAAGTAGTCTTAATATCTGGGCGCAAGAAGTACAGTTATTCCCTCTTTATTATGGTTTAAAGAACAATGCTTCTACTCGTTTAAACCCAGGCGAGATGGACATAGAATCTGTTGCAGAAGTATACTACACTTATTACAATCATACCAAGTCTGAAGGATTAATTAGTGAAGATGATGTAAAAAATCTGTATAGAGGTACAACTGATTTAAATTTAAGTTACCTTCAGGCGCAATATAATGAGAATTTTGAAAAGATTAGATCTATTTCTGCAAAGCAATCTAACCGTTTTAATATCTTACAGTCAATTGCAGAGACTTTTGAGTGCTGGGTACGGTTTGATATCGAGCATGATGAAAATACTGGTCGAACCATTTATAGAAATGGTATTCCTCAGAAATTTGTAACCTTTAAAAATGAAATTGGAAGAGAGACTGGTGTTGGATTTATATATGGAATAGACCTGAAGACTATTCAAAGAACAATTCAGTCTGATCAAATAGTTACGAAAACAATTGTTGGTACAAATAGTAATGAGTTTGGTATCGATGGATTTTGTACTATCGCGCGAAGTGAAGAAAATTATCCTCGCACAAATTTTATTCTTAATTTTGATTACTATGTTACTCAAGGTTTACTAAATGGTGGAGAATTAAATCGAGACCTATACTTATCTACTGATAGTATTGGATATTATTATTGGTTAAATAAGTATAATGTTGAGTATGATAGTCTAATTGAAATAATTAATGAAAAACAGACTGAACTTTTAAAACAAAAAAGCTACTTAACAATATATGATTCTACTATTACTTCTCTGACTGAGCAGATTCAGAATTTAAAAGATGAATTAATTCGATTAGCTAGCGCGGGGACATGGGCTGGTGCACAATCTTATATTAAGGCGCACTCCTCCGCAGAGCAGGTTAATAATCGAATGATTGCTATAGCCACTCTTCAAAAACAATTAGATTCATATATTTTGATGCGGAATGAGTTACAAAGCTCTGTAAATTCATTAACTAATTTTATAGAGACCAAGACAGATCGACAAGATGAACTATTAACTTTAATAAAGGCCAAGCATTTTGAGTTTTATAAAAAATATTCTCGCTTCATTCAGGAAGGGTCTTGGATAAGTGAAGATTATTTAGATGATAATCTCTATTATTTAGATGGCTTATCAGTGGCCTATACTTCTTCACGTCCACAAATTAGTTATAATGTCTCTGTTTTGAGATTAAGTGCGCTAGAGGAGTTTAAAAATAAAGTTTTCCTTTTAGGAGATATCTCCTTTATTCAAGATACTGAATTTTTCGGATATACTTATATAAATGGGGTTAAGACTCCTTATAAAGAAAAGGTTTTAGTTTCAGAAATTACTTCTAATTTTGATGAACCGCAAAAAGATCTGTTAAAAATTCAGAATTATAAAACTCAATTTGAAGACTTATTCCAAAGAATTACTAGTACGACGCAAAGCCTTCAGTATGCTTCAGGAGAGTATGCCCGCGCGGCTTCTGTTGTGGAAACTAATGGTACTATCAATCCCGAGACCTTACAAGCTTCTATTACTCGAAATGAACAGTTTGTTTACAGCGCGAAAAACGAATCTGTAATAAGCGATTCGACTGGTCTTACGGTTAGTGATACAACCGATCCGAATAAAAAGACTAAAGTAACTTCTGGTGGTATCTTCATTACAACCGATGGAGGAGTCACTTGGAAGAACGCTGTTCGCGGTGAGGGTGTAGCTACTCAATATTTGACAACTGGCTCTATTAATACTAGTTTAATTAACGTAATGGATGGCAATTTTGCCACATTTAGATGGGATGAAACTGGTATTAATGCTTATGATCAGAACCCGCGGACAGGCATTAACTTAAGTAAGTTTGTTCGCTTTGACCATTATGGTGTTTATGGATATGAAGGTAATAATGAATTCGCGCCGGAATCAGAAACGGATATTTGGGATAATGGTAAGTTTGGTTTAACCTGGAAAGGCTTTTTCGTAAAAAACAAATATGCAAATCATTATGTCGAAGTTTCTAGTGCAAACGATATTCAAGTAGTAGATACTAGTAATGCTTCTAATCCAATTGCTAGAGTTAAAATCGGCAAACTGGACGATGGAATATATGGTTTACGCTTAAAAGACGGAACTGGCGCAACCACCATGGAAACCGCTGATGATGGCACTTTGTGGTTAAGAAATGCTTTAAATATTTCTCGTAGTAGCAGTGATTATAATATTCAACTAGGATATTTAAGCGGCGTAAAATCTGGTACTACTATTCATGAAGTCTTTAATGCAACCAATAAGTTTATAGTTTATGAAGATGGGACAATTCATGCAACTGGCGGTACCATTGGTAATATGACCATCGCTGAAGTAGAACAATCTACTTATAAAGTTAATATTTTAACTGATAGCGGGACAATTTTTAAGAATGGTGAGGGTACGAAAGTATTAACTGCGCAGTTGGTGCGCGGTAATACCGTAGTTACTTCGGGCACCTTTAGTTATGTGTGGAAGTGCAACGGCACGGTTGTGTCGGGCGCAACAAGTAGTACATTACAGGTTTCTGCTACCGCGGCGGACTCAACATATAATTATGAATGTGATGTTACATATACACCACCATCAATATAGGAGGTTAAGATGGCAGAAACATATACTGGATTTATAACTTTAGCATCTGTTTCTGACGGTACGGATGGCGCGCCAGGTACAGACGGCTCTCAAATTTGGACAACGACTACTGCTCCAACAGCTCCTAATTATACTTTTAATATTTCAAATTTAACTGGAGATACTTCCG